CTCTGGTCCATCTATGATAGTGATGACATCGCTCATCTGGTTCATATAATCCTCATACATCAGGAACAAATCGTGCTCATCTTTGGTCATGCGTTCTGTCCAGCCCAAAAGCTTAGGAACACCGATAACCACCCCATGGTCCAGGAATATCCTCCTACTTACCCATTTAGCAAGCTTATACACTCTTGTACGCTCCATTGAACGATATATAATGCGTAACTTGATTCCTGGGTTAGATTGTCTGATATACCAGTCAAAGGGATTGAGCACGAATGCATCATCTATGAAGGATGTCTTACCAGAGCCTGTCAAACCACCTACAAGAAAGTACATGCTCTTACGGATGCCAATATACCTATTGAGCCTATCAAAGCCCATAGGAATGCCTCCATTTCTGCCATCAAGGCCTAGCTGCACCTCATGTTTTAGTTGATCAAAACTCATAAATTTGCTTCTTTGTTTTCAGTGTTTTTTAACTGTGGTGGTATGAACTCTTGATTCAAATGTCCACATTTCTTACATATAAACACTGGAATGTGAATAATAGTGTCTTGAGATGTTCCTGTTACAAATCGAGATGCCTTACGAAGCATCAATGCATCAGTAAACACATCCCCTTGACAACTTTCACAAACTACAGCAGTGGTTTTGTCTAACGGAATGTTTAAATTAATCGGTGGTTGTGGGTTCATATATCAGTTCCTCCTGCTGGTTTATTTGCTTCATCAATCTTAGCACCTTCTCTAATTAACTCAATGAAAGGTTCATAACTCCTTTGATTAAGATAGGTGAGACTGTTTTGCATGTAAGTTAATTTGTTAGAACGCTGTTTAACAGAGTTTTCTTTCTTCTGTAACACGTCATAATTAAGAGCAGCAATTAGATCAGCAGCTACATATTCACCCTCCAACAGTATTTTGTCAAACTTAATCTTACAGTCTTCTTTACTTTGTCTGAGAGTGCGATGACCACTAAATTTCATACCCTTGTGAGTAAATGTGTCTGTGCCTGGATAGGCTTTCCACCATTCCTCAAAGTCTGTATCAGGGGCTTTCTTCTTTGTAATCCTTGCTTCTCCTTCTGTCTCTATAAATCTTAAAATCTCTTCACCCTGCAAGGTGAGCTTATGCTCTTCTGTTATGAGTCCCTTTCTCACTAAGCTTTGTACCAACGCACACACTCTTGCACTTTCTTCACAAAGCGCTGAGAGGTCTACATTTTCTTCAACAAGCTTTAAAAGGAACACCAAATCCAGAGAATAGGTCTTCTTAACCAACTCCTCAAAATGGGAGAGTGTTACGTTCAGTTTCATGTTCTTCCTTCTGTTTTGGCGGTAAATCCCCTATAATTTCGATAGTGGCAGGCAAGCGATGCTCTTCCTTATTAATCTCGTTGATTATCTCTTGCTGCTCCTCTTGCAAATATACAAAATCTTTTAGGTGTTCCCGCTCAAAGTCCTCAGGAAATTTTTGTGAGTTTTTCATAGCGATAACGTTTATCACAACCCCATTTCATCCATGTTACGAATGACGGGAACCTATTACGGTTTCTTTTGTAGTTCTTTGACAAAATCCTTAGCTTCTTGCTGCGTACGTTTCCTGTAACCAGGTTTATCCACTCTTTGCTCATAGGTTTTTATTTTTTTCCTTGAAAAGTAAGCTTTTGCTGTAAGCATTTCTCCGTAAGTGTATAGAGCAGCATTGTGCTTTCTTGAGTCTCTATGAGGCCATGGTTCACCACATATGATTATGTAGTTGTAATAAATGTTCCCTGTCTCATCTGTCAAATGATACAAACAATCAGTGGGTCTTTCTTCCATAAAATTTGTTTTTAATGAAAATCTCCTTCTGTATGATTCTTATCATCGTCCCATTCATCATTCCATTCATTATCCTCAGGTGGTTTGTAATCATCAGTTTGCTTAAACATGTCATAAGTTAACCATCCTGCAAGTGTCATCGTTGAAACAATTAAAATCCAAAACATAAATTAGTCTTTAAGTCGAAGGCCAAACTGTAAATCGAAGAAATCAAATGTCTCTGTGGCCTTTTTAGTGTTACATCTAAAGGTTTTCTTAATTAAAGGAATGGCATATGCTCTAAACAGCTCATACTGCTTTTGTGTAAAGGTCCATTCTGAAAACCAGTCTACTTGTTTCATAGCATCATTAGTTGTCTTACCAATCATATTTAGTTGGTACTCAATCAAATGTGCTGTAATATTCTCTCTTGTAATCTTGGGTTTAGGTTGTGGAAAGAACCTGTTGTTCTTCACCTCATCTAAAAACTCTTTCCTTCCCCAGGGCTCTACATAAGAATCATCACCTAAATAGGTGAGCTTTAAAATGCCTCTATCCAGATAACTTATGAAACATGGTTTACCCAAAGAGTTGATAAACCTGCTACCCATCTTCAGTTGCATAACTAAAACAGTGTTAATTGATTAGGATTGATAACCACTTTGCGAGCTTTACCCTCTGTTTCAATCTTACTGATGAGCTTTTCAGCTCTATCAATATAATACAAATGGTTAATATTGTCCAGAGGATGAGATTTATCAAGTTTATTGCATACAGTGGCTAGCCACTCACCAGCTTCCACTTGGGAAACAGCTGCAGCACCACTGTCACTATCCTCATTCTTGATTTTCAGTAGCTTCTCTCCAGTGTTGGAGATGTAATAACGAATCAGCTTATTGTACACAGTTTTCTCACCTGTAGCTCTGTCTACTCCTTCGTAGTGGAAGTCTTTGGAAGCTTTCTGTCTGAGACAGAAGTCAAAGATAACACTATGACTGCGAATAGTAGTAGCAACAGGTATATTACGAACAAAATATTGTTCGAGAGCCAGTGGTACAACCCTTGCTGACTTGTTCTTATGAAGCTCGAAATCCGTGAGGAAATCGCCTTTCTTCTTGATTTCACCGTCTGTTTTTATCGCAAGATAGTCATTTACCGTGGAAAATATAATCTTCTGATAGTCAGCTCTTTCTAGTTCATAACCTGTGAGTTTAGACCACCATGCATTTAACTCATGCATCTTGGGGATTAGAGACTTCTTGATTCTGATAGTGACACCATCAGTGTTTGCACTTATTACGTTAATACCAGCCAGTTCATAAGCTTCTATCAGCATCATTAAACTAAGTTCACCAGTAATGGTGGTAAACATAGTTAGCTGTCTGTCATAGATCCAAGATTGTATGTCAGAGCTTTTGCCATAAACAGAGTTTACAGCAAGCTTTAGTGCTCCTACAATACCCTTGATTTTCTTATCCTTCTTAGCTAAAGGCTTGAGTTCCAATCGTTTCTCAAACATTGTCTTATAGCCCTGAAGGAATTCTTTACCCAAATGTCTTGGATAGCGACTATTGTTGATGATAATGGCTGGATAATAGCTGGATACATCCCAGTCTATAATCTCATGCTCCTCATCAGCTTCAAAGATCTTGGGACCATTCTCTGTATGCAAACCACCCTTCATAAAGGAATACACATTCCCATGGAAATGCAGTTCCTCTTTGAAATCATCGTTAATACCCAGTTTTATCTTCTTTATTTTCTCAAGAAACTGTTGAAGCTCAGGTGTTTGGAATGCTACATATCCTGCAATACACTCTTTTACAGCTGTGTATTTGGTGAAGAACCCCTTTTTGGGTAGATCTTTGTAATCAAGACGTTTCTGCTGACAGTAGTATTTCTTGATCATCTCATCTCCAATCTTGGAATCTGAGTAGTTAAGACAAGGAATACCAAACTCCTCTTCTATATCCTGTCTGAGCTCTATTTTGTTATCACCTTTGTACAAAGGATGGTCTGTGTCACCAATAGTCACTTTGTAAAACTGATAAGTGGCCCACACATCATTGATACAATATTCTGTTGTGAGTGCAATCTCCTCTTCAGTCATGCCTTCTTTATCATGATGAATAGGCATTTCCTCAATATTCTCTAGATCCATCTCAAACTCCAACCTCTTTAGACTAACGCGTCTATTCTTGTTGTCAAAGTGGTGTATCTTGAACAGATCAATCTGCTTGAGGGTAAGATTTTGCTCCTTAAACTCAGGGAATACATCATGGTTTGCGTCATCTATCACATCTTGTGCCTTCTGATGTATCTTAGCACATATTTCAAGAGAGGATAAATCATGCCAATATTCATGATTTCTAATCACCCACTCTATCACCTGTGAGTCGAAACGCAGGTTGTTATAACCCACCCAATAGTCATCTTTGTGATCTTCTGTGAATCTAATAAATGAGTCTAGATTGTTCTCATAAGCATTCACCTTGAACACTCTTTTGTATCCAGGTGCCATTGCTACCACCAGAAAGTATTCTTTTAGGGTCTCGATATCATAGATGATTACATCCATTATTTCTTCTTTTTAGGAGCTGCTTTCTTCTTAGTTACACGTTTCTTGTTCTTGTCTTCTTCTAAAACAATTTTCATGGCGAATGCCATCATCTCACGAAACTCATTTTCATCATGCTCTGTCTCTAGAAGAATGGAAAATGCTTGTATAATTTGGAGTCTGTCTCCTTTAACTTTCACTGTACATTCATTATCTGAATCACATATGATTGTTAATCGAGCTGTTTCCTTTACCACTGGTTTTTTGGTTGCCATTTAATTTTTTTTAGGCATGAATAAAAAGGTTAGGAGCATGCACATAAGTGTACACACTCCTAACCAACAAAATTAACGGATTTTCTTCATCCGAACAACATATGCTCTATACTCTTCACTTGCGTTATAGTATAAGTTACCGTTTCTATACACTAAACGGTCAGTTCTTGGGAGCTTTCTCTTTTTAGAAGAGAATATAGCATCCACAAAAGAACTAATAGATTCATCAAGCGAATAGACAAGGATGTAAGGGTTGTCATTTGGCTTTGCAGACCAAACTAATGTGGCGTTCTTTCGCATGATTGTGGGGTTTTAGAAGTAAATACGAATGTGGTCTTCTTCTATGGTGACTTTCTTAGGTACACCACCTCTAACTGTGCTCGTAGGATACTGAACTTGTTGAATTTCAGCAACCTTACGGGTTCTTCTCTTTGGACCATTCCATTCAGCAATCTTGTAAGTGCGTCTGGCAATACTGTAAAGTTTGCTACGCATACTAGATTCTGAAACACCATACTTGGCTGCCAATTTCTCAGCCAACATCATAATGGGTTCTCCTGTACGAATGATTTCCTTCATTTCTTTTACTTGGAAATCACTGAAAATGGGTCTTCTTGACATGTGATTTGATTTTATTGATTAATGAATGTGTTACCAGATTTCAAATCCTCCACATTTGCGGAGGAATGTTGTAAAATTGTTAATGTGATAGAGAGGACAGCTGTGTGCTGGATAGGCTAGCGTACCATCATCAGTTACCACTCCATTGTACAGTATTGTACCCATAGGATGTTCCTGATTAAGCTTGTCTTTTACATCTTCGCTTATAAATCTACCTTCACTAGTAGTCCACATACCAAGACAGAGATAAATTGTATCATCTTGGTCGTGCATATTGGCATTATTGAGCGTTAGATAGAGATCAATGGCATCAGCCAATATATTACAGTCTTCTTGGTTCTTAAGACCTTTACCATCGTTGTGCCCCCAACCATCAGTGTTAAAAGGAAGCTCAGCAATGTGTATAGCCATATCACATATAGCATGTATAGGCCTCCAAGACCAACAATTAGCTCTGAAATAAGTGCCAGGATTATTAGTTTCCCAAATACTGACATCATTGTAATACATGTCTTTTTCATGTTGTGTTAAAGAGTCCCAGTTCTCTGGTCTCTGTGGTTGAGCCCCAACCGTTTGAGGATCAATACCATAAACGTCCATTCCCATGAGTGTGTGTTTTTAGTCTAAACAATTACTTTTTCTGTCGTGTAACATGCTCACCTTGAACTCCTTACACCAGTCACCAAAATTGGTACAATACCCAAAATAGGTGGTTTTAAAACCAGGTTTAGGACGTTCACAAACAGGTTTAGCAGACTTACCAAACAGCAGTTCTTTAATAAATTTTAGCATATGAGTGTGTGTTTTAAGAGTCATCATCCATATCATCCCAGTCCCCGTCATAATCAGGTTTTCTTGTTTGTGCACCACTACCACCACAAGATGAGCATGTAGACCCATCATATGAACCCTCTCCTGAGCCCTTGCACAGAAAACATATAGGATCATCATCATCTTCCTCTTCTTCTTCTACACCCATTTCACTATCATCATCTGGATGTAAGAGAGCTTCTGAATATGGCCATTTCACCTCATTTTGTAGGTTTGTGGTGATGGCAAAGAGTCTATCTTCATATAAGACACAATGACTAAAATGATTATCTCCATCCAATTCAATCATCTCTTTTCCTAGGTGTTTACCATTAGTCCATACCTCTAGGTTAAGAGGAAAGTCTTCATCCTCATCTTCTTCTTCATAAGCAAAGGGGAACGATAACACTGCTTTACCTTCTCTTAGAACAGCTTTCATCTTGTCCTCATTCTCAAGAAGTTCATCCTCAATTTCTACATCCACCTCACCATCGTAGTCATATAGTATGGTGTTTATCTCTTTGAGTGTGATATCACGAAGGTCATCAGTGTGAGCACCTTCATCAAACCATCCTATTTCATGATGGTCTGCTATAAGTTCATCATCATAAATTACCTGTAATTCAACAGGATAGCCATTCTTGAGATAGAATTCTTCTACATTAACGGGCAGCTCTTTCAGCTCCCACAGTTCAACATATTCTTTTCTGGTACCAGGATTGAGCTTTGTAATGAAAAGCATTCCCTTTTCCAGATGTAGTGGTTTGTAGCTCTTTAAGACGAGCTCAGCAGGACAGTACATAACTTATTGATTGTTAAGGTGTTTGTTTATTTCTGCTTCTCTAAAAGTTCTGATTTGTGGATTACTTGTTAGCATAATGTTTTGGAGATGATCAACAAGCTTACACTCATATACATCCTTGTCTAAATGTCTAACAACAAGCCACGTTTGCATTGTTTTAGGTCCAGGAGACGTTGGGTCACTTGGCCTTTGAAAGGTCTTTCCTATCATATTACTGTTTTTTATAAGTTTCGTTGTAGTATTCTTCTCCATTATCAAAATCTCTACCTGTTTCTTTTGAATAGAAATAAGCATAATCACCATCATCCCATGCTTTAACAAGTTGTTCCTTCTCCATTTGTTTGGCTTGTCTTTTTATTTCAAAGGAGGCATTCCTACTGGTATTAAATCTACCGACTGCTTATATAGGTCTTCATCTATTCTTGTTCGCTGTATCATTTCATCTTCACTTTTAAATGGGTAGTATCCAAGCTCTTGTATAATCATTTGCATTACCCTTTCGTTTGGTGTCCGCCATTCCCAGTCTTCATAGAACCACACCTTACCTAATAGTTTTGCTAATACATCAAGTCTTTCACTACGAATGTTAGCATACTCCTCTGAAGTCTTGTTTTCCATAGTTATTTGTTTTGGTTAAGTATTTGTTCTTTCATCCAGTTTGCTCCATCTATATGAATAGCAGATACAAGGTATTTACCTAATTTATCAGATACATCTTCGTGTATTGTTGAATATCTATTAGAATAGGATTTTATCTCATCATCACTTGGTAGTTCTATTGGTGGTGTTGCTATGATTAAAAACTCAGCAGTTAATCCAGTATATCTGCTTTTTTCAATCATTAACTTT